TGAGCCCCATATTTTTAGCAATCTTCCTTAATATCTTCGGCCTCTCAACCAACGGCATATCGAACTCATTAGCCGTTATGCTTAAGAACTCCGTCATACTCCTATTCATTACCTCTCTTGCAACCAGAATAGAAGAGCCCTGAGCCTCTATCTTCATATCACCTTTGATGTCTTCGTCCATACTCCACTCCATATTGAAGTTATAGTATGATCGAATCAAAGGCTTTATAAGGAAGTCATCAATATTCTTTATAACTGTTTTTATAACTACCTGAGCAGCCCCCATCAACATAGACATACCGCTTGCTGTTTCGGCTCCCGGTGTTCCTCCTTGCGCTGGCTGTCCTGATATCAGAGAAGGGAGATTGGTTTCATCATCAATGAAGTTCCTTACCATCTCGATTATCGCTATAAACTCCTTACCCATACTCGGTACTTTGTGTACGGTTATTGCGTTATATGCTTCGTCTCCGCCTGAACGATACCATATTTTCCATGGCTTAATCCTATTTGCATTATTAACAGACCTGTCATCCAGCCTCTCAACATTTATTTCTAAATGGTTCCCGGTCATTGCGACATCATCCAGAAGCCTTCGGAAAGCTGCATTGAGTACGTCCTGAGAGTCCATCATTATCTCTGGCACCCCTACACCCCATAACTGGTTAGGAATCTGCTCATAAGGAAATACATAATATTTGCGGCCTTTGTTGATACTGGTATCAATCATTATCTTTATGACTTTATGCCCGGATGTCCAGACGTTTGCTTGATACCCTTCCTTCAACTGTTCATCGGCCACGGTAAACCCTGCGTTTCTGAGGTCTTGGCCGTCCAAGTATCCCCAATACTCCAACACTTCATAATAACCGCTACTGTCAAAATGCTGAATACCGCCAAGGCTTTGTCTTTCTATTTCGTGATGATATCTATTATGGTTGCCGTCTGGATAGTCTCTTATCAATTCCTCGATAATATCTTCTCTAAATCCTGTATGTCCTTGAAGGTCTCTTACCTCTTCCTTGTTTAATATGTGACGCTGATAAGTTCCAATCGAACTCTCTGCGGAGTTTGCATTTATATCAAAGTATACATCAAACGGGGACACCTGAGATATTCCGGGGATGATATGATCTTCCTGAACCAACTCCCATTCCCCAATCCCTTTTACCCAATTCTTTTTCCTTTCTACTCTCACCATTCCGGCCTTGATAATACCAGAACCAAAAGTACATGAGTCTTTTACTGCCGCTCTTATAAGTGTATCCGCATCCGCCTCAACTAACTGGTCGTCAATTCTAGCAGACATACGGCTTGTCTTTTCGTTCAATACGTCTTCGGGGCTCTTTTCCTCTCCTGTCTCTTCATCGGTAAAATCGTCTTGGTCGTAAAGTTCATCACTCAGAGTAGGAAACGGAGTCGGCTTAATGCCCCAAAACTTATGTCCAGTTGCCGGGAAAAGTATATCTACGAGCCTTGAATAAGCAGCCGTAGTTTTCATTCTGGTTATACCAATATATTGAGATGAACCATTTGGGTCAAACTGTGATCTTGTCTCAGCGTCATACACTGAATTATATGCCCTTAAGTTTTTTAACCACTGTTCTTCTATTTTACGCTTCTTATCTCTCCAACACTCAAATCGGGTATACAGCTTAGAACCTAAAGCGTACAGCTCCGACTCGTCTTTTATCTCTATTGCTGGTACCTTAACTTTATCCTTATCCTTTATTTCTGGCATTAATAACTCCTTGCTTTGACATCCTCGGCTGATTCAAAGAGAACATTTTTAGGCTTATTCTTTTCATTAGCCTTTTCTCTTTCGTCTCTTGCCTTGGGAATAGTTAATAACAATTCAAGTGCTATAGCATAACTCATAACAAGGTCATCGAAACAACCAAGTTTGGCACCATAGGTACAACTACCATCATCACCCTCATGTATAGTATAATCTCCCATTTCCTTAAGGGTAGACATACTAACAACGCCGGACTCTCTATCTCTCATAACGCTTACTAATTGGTCGATGATTTTATACTTTGACTTTTTAGTAGTAAGCCAGCCAGCACTTTTTACTTTTCTGCCTTCGCTATTGCTGTCCAGTTTTTCCCTCTGGTATAACGTAGGGTAATTGTCACGCTTAAGAGTAGACAGGGTTGTATGCCCGTGGTTGTTTGCTTCTACTCCTATCATTGCTTTATTGTAATATTTGCCTAAATGTCCAAGAATTTCACCCCAAGTATCCGGGTCAATCTTACCATGGATTTGAGCTACTTGTTCACCATGAGGCAGCTTAAGAACATCGCAACATGTAAAGTCACCATTAGCCAAGCCTTCTGCAACATCGGCACCGATTACATATTTCTCTCCGGGCTTAGGTTTTTCCCAAATCTTAACCATACCCTTTGTACCAACTTCAAAACGTCCATTGTGCATATTGAAGTCGCCCACATACTGAGGCGAAAAACATTCCTCTTGGGCATCTCTAATATGCTGCGGCATAAATACTGTCTTGCCGGAATATATAAACGCTTCATCTGCCGTTGCCGGATACCACTGACGAAAGAACTCTTCTTTTGTATATCCAATAGGCGGTACCATAGTGCTGATTTTCCACCTTCTCCACGCAAGTTGCATGTACGAAACCATTGCGCCGCTTGGAAGGGTCTGTTTAAGTAGCCATATTTCATCGTCATCTAAAGTTTTCCTTATTTCCTCTATCTGGCTTGTAGAAAGTTCTCTTTTGTATTCGCTATGAAAGAACCAAGGGATAAAGATTCTGAGATATTCAGGGTCTTTACCGTCTGCTTCTTGTCGCTCGCTTTCCTTCCACGTATTGTAGAAGATACCGCCAACTCCATTTGCCGTAGATTCAATAATGATCTGCGTTCCAAGGATTGCCGGATGTTCCGATGGAACACTCTCTAAAAGACCAGCCACAGTATTAAGGGCACTGTCTTTAAAGAAGGCGTATTCGGATAAATGTATATAATGTGTTGTAATTCCCAAGCCACCTTTTGACTCACAGGTTTTTACGTCATACCTGCTTTTGAGTCCGGCCTTAGCTGAGCCCTTCGGTGAGTCAAATATCAATGCCTTTTCATTACTTCGTAGTGTCTGAGGGCGTACCGCCTTTGGAGCATTTTCATGGAATGTCTTTACCATGGCAAATAGGTTATCCCTACTCATATCCGCTTCGGTCATAATAACAACACGCTTTCCTTTTCTATAACTCACCTTATGATAATACCATGATTCTACGAATGTGGAGCCTCCCCACTGTCTGCATTTAAGCAGGATAGCCCTTACATACCCCTTTTTCTCCAACTCCTTTTGGACAAGGGCATGGACGTATATTTGAGATTCATTAAGTTTTAATGGTACTAACTGGCCAGCCTTATTGGTTATCTTATGGCAACGTGGAGCATAATACAGGTAGTCATTTGCAAGGCGGTTCCTTACCGCTTTACGCTTTTCCTCCTGCTCGTCTATTTCGATTACTTCGTTTAAGTCAACTAATGCTTCCATTATATTTTAGTCTCGTCTAATTTATGATCTCCGCACCAATCAGTAAGGAACATCACTGGCCATCCACTCATAGTAGGAGCGTGTCTCCGGCAACGGCCTATTTTGATTTCACGTTCATCTTCGGCTTGTTTACATGCGAAATACATACAGGTCACGCATAACATACCTTTACTTCTATGTTTCCAGTTGTCTTTGTTTTCCATAATATATGGCAATAAAAAAGGCCAAGACATGCGAGGGGTGCAGCCCTGCACGGCTTAGCCTTAATATTGCGTAAGAAAAATTGTTATTAGTTTAAAAAGCTACTGGCCATTTTATGAACCGCCATAAAAACCGCCATAAATTCTTGCCCTTTTCCAAATCTGCTTCTAAACATTTTACTTCAAGTTCTGCTATGTGTGCTCGTCTTGCCATCTGAGCCTTATACAAATGAACATCGCACATTTGCTTTTCGACATTGCCCAATATCATTTTATCAAAATCTCTACTTACATCGCTTCCATCCAATCCGCCACCAATCGTAAGGGTTAATGACTCATTCTTATTACCCCATTTAACTCGCATACTGCCTCCTTTAAATAAAAAAAATGACCTAAAACTTAATTAAGAGTATGTGTTATATAAACTTAAACCTTAAATGTCAACTATTATCTGTATTATTTTCCAAATACTGC